CTTCTTCACATCTGGGCCTCTGTACTGTAACCAATCATCCTCATGCGGCTGATTGGCTCTCTTCTTTGCATCAATGATATCGACATATTTCATACGAGTTTCATTGTGAGGTTGAGTTTTCTCATCACATTCAGATCCCGCATTATCACTCCGAACTGCTCCCATGTAATGATTCCGGCCATCATTCGATTTCGTAATTGAAGCATTAACAATTGTCTAAGTCCTTTCCATCAGCCCCATATTTCAGAGCTGCTACGCATCCGGCAAGAGAATCCATTTTACCATCCATCCGTGCCATGGCCTCTGCCTGTTCCGCTAATAACTTCTCAATTCTCAACATCTGAGCAGCAGCGTACCCAGAATCTTTACTGTGGAGAGTTCTACAATTCTCTTGCATTCTGTCATGGGCTTCAAACGAGATCAATCTTATGGTTCCACTGGGAGAGAATATGACCTGTATGATCCGGTCTATATTAAATTTAACCCAGAAGAAGAACCCTATGATTCCACATAGTGTAATGATATTCCCTACGGTAAATGTCAAGTCAATGGTCATGAAGGTGCCTTTTATGGTTAAGTTTGATGCCGCTAACTATACACAATGGTTGGGAGTACTGGCAAGGAATATCCTACCAATTATGTTAGGTTATTATCAAACGCCCAAGAGGGTCATCTTTCCATGTGGGGTTGTGAAGAGGAGCGGAACTGAGGTTTATCTTTTGAGCGAGAGCAGAGCCTGTGGAAAAATTTAGCTCTAAGTCTGGAGAAATGTTTGCTCTAGGGATGACGAAGATAAGAGCCTTACCAGCAAACGAGTATATGCTCACTATCTCAACCCGGAACTCCCCGGCTGTAGAGAGCATAAGGGAGAACTCTGAGTCTATTATGGACTGGTCGGTAGTTATTCCAGAGGAGGACCCGAGCATGATGCGGAGGTTGCTGGGGGTGAAGCTCTTAACCTCGGCCGTCACCGACACTGTGGTATTTTTGTAGCCTACGATCTCAGCGAATATACTACCAGCCTTACACACAGACCTGACTATTGGGGTGGAGCTTTTGATAACGCTCACAGGCCCCATAAAGCCTACAGAATTTGCGTGGCAGAGTATGGGGTCGTGTACTGTTAAATGGGCTGCGGCCGGAGCTATTCGAACATCTGCCATGCCGTTGATAATCGAGGTGGGACTAAAGGACATTATAATCTCCCTACGGTTAAGTCCCACTTATTGAGACTTGTTAATGAATCTCTGACTGATTCTAGTTCTATCCTGACAGTCGTATTTAATTCAGCGGCAAGGTCTATGATAGCCCCAGGAGGAGTAAAGTTTGCTGTGTACCTAGCTACCCCTTTAGTGATGCGAAGATTGTCTATGTAGCCGTAGAATGAGTTTGATCCTGTAGCCCTTGAACCTATTGTTATTGGATATTGAGAGTGAGTATAGGTGCTGGTTACTGTTCCATACAATGTCCCATCCACGTATGTTCTATATGTGTCTCCAGACTTTGAGAGAGCTATGTGATGCCAAGCATCATTGCTTATGTCTGCCCCTAGTGTGGGACACAAAGAAACCTCACCAGCATTATACCCTATCGCTCTTATCTTAGCAGGAGAGTATCCAGCATCAGAAATAATAGCAAGGCACCCAGCATCTGTTTGATTCCCAATTTCCAGTAAGGCACAGTAGCTACCTCCATGTCCACCATTGATAAAATAAGCATAAAATTCTATTGTGAAATCTACATCAGCTAGGTCAAAATCAATGGATGATGGGGTGGAGAGAAGATCACCGCTACCATCAAAATAAGCGGAGCTTCCCCCAAACTTAGACTGTGTGGTGCTGATGACTGGGGTTCCTGCGGATGTCACGCTATGTCTCTTTATGTCAGTGAACACTGTTGAGTTATTTAGTCCGCCCATAGGCATGGCTAGGACAACACTTGCCCAGCTAGGGTCAGTAAAGGTGTACCCTTTGTCTGCCAACTCGTCCCCTATAAAATACTGATATGAGGTTGTGGTTAAGCCAGTGAGATTTCTGACTAAAGTTCCAGTTTCCCCATAGAACCTAAGATTATAAGTAGTTCCAATTTCTGGGCCTATATCTGCTTCGTCCTGAGTATTAAAAGTGACCGTTTGGGTTATCCTGTCTCTATGTGACCACGAAACATTTATCTCAGAGAGTCCTATTACTGTTGGCCACCTAGTTCCATTTACCTTAACATTCCCGGGTGGATAAGGGCGCATCATTCTACCTGTTAATAAAATAGAGTTCGTGCTTGCACCCCCTATTGGTAGTCTCCCTAATCCTGTAGCTGGTAAAAACTTTACCTCCACGTTCTCACCAACCGCTCTAATCTTCCCATCAACCCCAAATAGTCCCTGATGGAGCCATATTGGAGAACCCGCCGGATGAGTTACTGGAATAGTGTCTAAGACTCCTCTGTTCACCACTACAGATTTTGTTACTGGATCAACTGAGACTATAGAAACCCACTCATCCTCGATCATTGCGTACTTCCCAACCTTCACCATATTAGAATCAAGGTATGATTCTGTTATGGTAATGGTTGACTGAAGTTCGGGAGCAATAGACACGCTAAGGGTTCCAATAAACGGGAAGGAGGTTGTCGTCCTGTACTCATATGCTGGGGCTCCTATGTTTCGAGACCAAATCTCATAATTTACTGAGTCGTTAGAGGGTTGACCACAAACGCAGCACAGTATAGAACTTGAATTATCTATCTCAGCAAGCACTGCCGCAGAATCTCCGTAGAGATCAACTACAAACTGCCACCAAGTCATCTCAAATAGCTTTCTTCGTAAGGCATCGGCTGGAGGGTTCCTAGGTATTGACCAATTACTACTTTGTGGTTGAGTAAAAGCTACCGCCCCTAATCCGTAAGTATCTCTTACAGCAGTTATTCTAAGAGGACTATCATCAATGGCTCCTATTTCAACTGTAACGATCCTCATCACCATCCCAGTTATACCTACATCCGCCCAATCAAATACGAAACAATCCCCCTCTTCGAGGAGGAATCCTTTTCTATTCACTATCAAGGTGCATGTGGAAATGGGGACGGCCCCTTGCTGGAGTTCTCTTGAGGCAATTTTTCCAGCCCACTCAGCAGTAGCAAATCCTGGCATGTGTGTGGTAATGGAATTTATCTTTCCAGAACACCTGTTTATGCCAGCTATATCCTGAACTGTGATCCCGCCAGGTCTGTTCTCCCGATCAACGTAGGTGACGATAACTTGGTTTATCATGTCAGTGGAACTCGGTGTTGTAAAATCCACTAACTCTAGGATGTTCGACTCATTCAAAACTTTTAGCCCAGCCACAATGTAGTCATTTCTGATAAGCTTCATTTTCAGCTTTCCAGTAACATGGCTGAAGTAAACTATGGCATCTATATGATCTTGAATAATGGATATGAGTGCGTCAATGGATGAATCCTTTCCCCACAGCAAAGAAAGTCCCATCTTATCATGCCATAGTGTTAGGGCACATGCCTGAAATGAGGAGTTATCAATGTCGGCTTCTGGGTACCCAAGTGTCCCCCATGTTGAACTGGTAAGGCACTCCCTTATCATATGGGCTGGGTTCATATCAGTATAGCCGTCCGAGGCTACTATCCTCTCATAATCAGGGAGCCATCCTGTATTGGTGCGCTGAGCCATAAGTGACCATTCTTTTATATATGGGTTATTGGCAGACACCATCACCTTATTGGCTACTAGAGTAAGCAAACCCCTGTAAGCGGGCATAATGGAAGTTCCTAGCACCCTCACTAAGTATGGATTTTTGTCTTGGGAGGGGGCCCCGAAACACACATCTACGTTACCAACTATTCCTCCTTCCTTTCCCTCTCCACCAAACAACTCTGGCTTGCCAATGTAGATAGTGGTGTTGGAAGAAGCATCCCCTGTCCAGGCAATCTTATCACCAACATCAATTCTGAGAATCTTATCTGCAAAATGGCAAAATGCTAACTGCAACCCAGCGTAATATCTGTAGCCAGAAACATAGCTCTGGCTCCCTCCACCCCCAAACAAATCGCTCAAAAATCCCACTTTAATCCCCTTGAAATGTAGTGAGCGGAACTACAGACCACCCAGTTGATTCTGCAAACTCTATCGCTTTAGTAGCATAAGATGTCTGATCCAAACTTAACAGCAACTCGGCGTCAATGCCCTCTGATGTGAGTTTCCTCCAAGGATACCCAACAGTTTTGCACCATACCCGCATCTGCCTGTTGCAATAACCAAGAGCCTTGAGATGCCAGAATTGAACTACCTTGCTCACCCCTTTTTACCTCCGCTTTCCTGAACTATTGGAGTAGTACCAATGTCTCCGTACCAAATAAGATTTGGTTGTTTCAATAACCTTGTCCCAAAAAGAATTGCTACTGGAGATGAAGCATCTACGGTAGTTGCAGTTAATTCCCCTGGTACTGGGTCATCGGCCTTTGGGGTTTTTGGTTTTGGTATAAGGAGAAGGGAGCCTATTGTAAGACCGGCCCACACAAATAGTGCTATCATACTATAGAATCTCCAGTGAAAGGGTTGTCATTAGGAAGAAAAGGAAGTCCTCCAAAATTATGTTCGTTAAAGAATGCCCCAGAACATTTTGACAAAGTTCTATCACACCCCGGGAGCAAAGTCACTGCAATTCCAACCACCGCTTCTGAGATTCCATCAAGCAATCTTATTACGTCGCCAGAATGATCCACAATCATCATTGATGTTGATCCAACAGTAAACACCCCACCGATGAAAAATCCATTTGGCTTCCCACCAGTACCACTCAATTCAACATGAGAGCCATTGACTACGGTTATGGTGGAGGAAGTTACCCACCCTGCAGGGTTTAACCCACATTGAGCACCGAATAAAACATGTGGGCATCCAACTTGGTATATTCTCCGTAACCCCATTCTTTTAAATAAAGTAAACACTGAGTCAGAAGTCAAAGTAGCTATTGATCCACTCCATTTGCATCCTGTGACTCTGCCTTTCCATATCATAACCGCCTCTTCAGGCAGGTCTAAATAATGGAATCTACTGATAGTCAAGGTCATTGTGGCAGGAAGCCAACCAGACCGAAACCCTAAAGTAACATCAGCGTCTTTCATAATGTCAATGGTGATGGAAGACTTGTTAATATCCCCGGATCGTGTAAAACTACTTCTACTTATGTAAATAGGCTCATATACTACAGTGCCTACAGTTATTTGATGGTCGGCGCTTGTGTAGTACCATTCAGTAGTTCCCATTGAGAACCGATATAGCTCTAACGGGCGACTGTTATAATCACTTAGCTCTCTATCTACTACGCTCATGGCAAGGTCACAATTTGAATATCTGCAGTCAACTCAGTATCAGTTTCCCACTTTATTTTAATATCGTCTGTGTCGAACCTGACAAGCTCAAGCCAATTCACTCTAAGCAAGACACTCTCTGAAACATCAAATGGCAGGTTCTCTGTGAAAGTAAGTTCCTCGTTTCCATCCAAAGTCTGGAGAACAGAGTCTATCTCCACTCGGAAAATATCTCCAGATACCAACTCAAACTCCAAGTGCGTCCGGCATAAGCTCCCATTCAATGATCTCTCATAGTCCATCTGAGCCACAACCATTATTTTCTGGCCAGCTAATGCAGTATTAATGACCTCAACTGCTTTCCCATCCCCGTGGACCCAGAAAGGGGAGAGTTTCCCATCCCTTTCATACAGGAAATTTATAAACCTGTGTGTGGGTTCTCTACCAGAAATTTGGAACATAAGACTCCTTGAATTTATAGGCTCAAGGGATTGAATGTCATAAGTAACAACCCCAGTGATGTTATCTAATTTCACCCACTTGTTATCTAAGCTCTCTTGGGGATCATTCCAAGAAATTGGAAAATCATTTACTGGGTAGGTTAGATAAACATCTGGATTGGAAACTCCGCCCTTTCTAATCTCTCCTTGAAGCTCTGCTAAGATTTCAAACTCAGCAATTCCATCTGTGTGGCGAGTAATCTTCCTCGTATTAAGAATATTTGCGAATCTTCCTGGGGCGATGTAACTTCCCACAGGCCAGTTTTTGCTAAATGAACCACCTGTAGTTATAAAAGTGGTTGCCATGGTATTAACCAACTTCAACTCGTAATTGTCATAATCATCCCAAACAACCAGATACCTATCAACTGCATAGTCAGTGTTGTCAGTGTTCACATTCACAATTATGTCGCCGATAGAGATGGGAGACTGAAGTTGTTGTATGTCCATTGGCATAGGGAAAAAGTACAGCCTCATCATTCTGGCACTTAGAATAGTTTCGAGATGTCTCCTTATTCGTCCTGACTCTACCAATTTAATAGTTAATGCGTGTCTAGCACGATTTCTAAGCTGTACCCTTTGCTCAGTACGATCATAAGCTATCATCACGTCAGTAGCCCATTGAAAGCTTTCTGATAGCCCTTGACTCCAATCATGATCACACATCAAATAACCGATGTTTCCTACTACCTGTGGAATTCTTGTGCCAAACACATTCAAACTTAATGTGTTGCAAGAAGAGAGAATTTCAATGAAGGCAGAGAATACAATAGGCCCATTAACACTTACATAGACAATGAGCCTTTCTGATCTTTTAGCCAATACTACTTTTGGGGGTACTGTGTCCCAAGTTATTCCGTCAGTGTCTCCCGTGGAACTAACGGCATTTATAGTGTCGTCACTAAGAGTCCCGTTCCATAGATAAGTTATGAAACCAGTATCGTTTGTGACATATCCCATATCCCTTACTGGAGGGAGCCCAAGGATAAAAGCCTGTGCAGCCGTATTGGTTGTGGATGGACTTAGTCCAACCATAGGAACATAAGGCAAAGGTTCTGCTATTATACCGAACGCCATTTATATGTGCCTCATAAAAAGAGTCATACATTGTTCCCAAATTTCTAATCCCGTTTCTGGTACATGCCCCGGACCAGCGTACCAGTGAGTTACAGATATGGGCATGTTATCTGTCATGGAACCAAACAAGGCGTAGGACGCTGGAGTAGCCTTGTAAAACCAGTCTTGTCTATAATTTACTAACCATGAATTCTCGATGCTGGAGGAAAGTAAAGATGGGACAAAATAGGTTCCCTCCCCTATCAGTTCCCCGTAGATAGTCTGATGGATTAATAAAAGGGAATTCTTTAACTCTAACTCAGTGGGGTTAGCCATTAAACTATACCTTCAGAAGTTTCCAAGGAAATGACTTACTAACCCCAGCTGTCTGGGTCAAGGTGCAGGAAAGTTCTACATCTACTGGAATTGGGACTGAATATTTCATTATGTCAGTCTGTACCCCTGTGTAGGTAAGAGTATAGGCAACCCTTGAAGTTCCACCAGTTAGGCACTTAGTTTTTAACTTCAGAACAAGTGTATCACCTCCGGCCAGGGCATTTGTATCCACAACGAGAATAAATATTCCGAGAAGTCCTGTTGCGGTTGTGGTAAGCACATGTTCTGAGCCTACTGTGGCTGCTTGGGTTCCTTGGGTGTAAGCTGTTATTGCCATATTAAGCTCCTACTTTAAAAAGAAAATCTCCATATGAAACATGCCCTATTTCCGAGAGATAAGTTGGCATGATTACAAAAGTGTCTGCCCCAATAGTTATAGACTGTCCGACCTCATAAACATCTCTTCCATTAGACGCATATAGTTCTGGGAAGAACCCCATAGGACGTACTTTTGTGGAATCTGTTAGATCAAAGATGCCAAACCAAATAGGGAAAGGCAGTATGCCAGCATTGTACCATTGGTGGGAGTTAGCCATTAACTGACTTGTGGTGTAGATTCCAGTCAGTCCGCCAGCAGCAACCCCAGTAGACCACCCACCATTATAATGGACTCTGCCATAGCTAGGGATTGCATAAAGAGAATAATCAAAATTCGGACGGCTTGTATTGGCCCCTATAGCCATTACACCAAATGTCCAGGCCCCTATTTTATTCGGAACAGAGTGTACTAAAGCTCCCCACCCCCTATTCCCAGCAACTGCTACAAGGAAAAAGTATATTGCACCAGCAGTAGAAATAAAATTATATCCCCCATTATGTACTAAAGTTAAATAAGCGGAGGAAGGCATAACCCCCGGTTGCGCGGATGAGGCTACTCCACCATTAAAACCAGTACACCCATAAAAATTCATGTTTAAATCCCCAGTCTCATATAAGTCAAAATGTGCTGAACCTTTGTGGATATGAAGCCTTCTATTTGAGGTGTAAATTCCATCATAATCTATAGTCCAACCATTGCTCAGAGCGAAAGCAGAAAGATCAGTGAGGAACTGTACAGCCATGTTCCCAGATGCTGCCGTAGTATAGGATTGGTAAAAAGCCATATCAACTTAACCTCAAAGCGCAGTAGTCTCCATATCCAGACTTACTACCGTCTTGGAAGACCATATAATTAGTTCCGCCAACAGTTATAATATTCTCAGAGAAATTATTATAACCAGTGACCCTGTATATCCCATCTAACCGTCCAAGTACCCCGCCCCCTACATCCATTGACCTCACAAAGAGTGGCTCCAATAAGTAAGTACCATCCAACCCAGTCAACATAATTAATCTATGTTGATCCGCAGTTGTTTGTACCTGATGTGATGGATCCTCGTATGAAATTGCCCCCCCAGAAGACCCCCAAACTCCGCCAGGCCATGACAACCTGGAGTTAAGGGTGCCGTTTGTCCAATAAGCATTGGTAGCTCCACCAGAGTTCATTTCAAGATTGTTTCCACCGCCGCCAATAAATAAGGGGTAAGGATACTGAGCATCTGTTGCTGGCGGAGTTAATAGACCCAGATATACATGCTGGTATGTGGAACCTACATGAGCTACTAAAATAATTCTTCTTTCATTGCAAACCATCCAATAAGTAATAGCAGCATCTGTCAAGTGGGCCACAACTTGTTGGGCCAAAATATCCGTATTACTGCTTCTTGGTTGTCTTGTGAATGGTCTTCCAGGGACATAGCCCCAAGAACCTAACATATTCCAATTGTACCACCCGCTTAAAGGGACTGAGGTGCAGGAAACCCCAACATAAATTTCATCTAGCCCAGAGCTACCAGGGGCCTTTAAAAAGGTTTGAGTTCCAGTTTCAAGTGCTGCCCACCCATTGGCTACTGCAAAGTCCTTCAAGGCATTTAACAAAGCCTCATGTCCGGCGACTGTATCTGTTTTATAGGCCATTCATTATCCTCCTAAAATTGTTCTGATTGCAGAGCTATTATATCTTATTTTATTGATAAGTACAGCATCAAAGTCCCGAGTACCCATGAAATCCTGCACTAATCCCTTATCAAGGACATTTACCACTTGAAGTTTGGTGTCTCCTGCCTTCGTTGTGATGTTGTTCACTGGCGCCGCAGCCCCACCAACCGATCCACCTTCTGCGAAGTGGTTTCCTTTTGGTCGGTAGGTCATGTTTCTTACAGCCTCCATAAAATCCACCCCATAGTATTGGGTGGAAGCCACCGGTTGGACAAACTCTCCGGCCGTCAACCAAGCCTGAATGTTGTCGGCTTTTGGAGATGGGCTGAAGCCTTGTACTCTACCGCCATCAGCAAGAGTTTGCAAGGTTACTCCGCTGAAATCTGTAGTGGAGGGTATTGTATAAGATGGTAACGCAGATGCGCTGCTAGAGCCCCCTACCAGCCCACCGAGGCCGAAAGCCGCCCCCATAACTTTGGTTATGGCATTGAACAGGAGTTGCTTCATAATCATGTTGGCAAGCTGTTTCAGAACATCAGCGGCCATAATCCTGAAAGCATTACCTAAAGTTTGGGTACCATTAATAGCATCGTTTATAGCGTTAAGCATCCCGCCGGAGAGGAGCTCAGGGACGGAGCCCCAAGCTTCAGCGACTATCTCAGCTGAGCTCATCATAGAAGCTGATAGCTCTACACTTTTTAAGTGCATGGATTCCCACATGTCGTCCTCAATGGCGGCCTTCTGTACATTGTACTCATGCTCTAGGATAAGCCCCGCTTCCTTAGCGTCGGCCAGATATTGCAGCTTCTGATCCTCGGTGAGTTTGAATCTCTCTACACTATCATCCATCAGCTGCATTTCATCGGAAGCTTTATTCTGTTTGAGGGTCCAGATAGCGTTCTGATAATTGTTCTCGGCGTCTATTTTGAGTTTGAGAGTGCCCTCGGTAGGATCTTTTTTGTAGCTGGACTCTGCGCTTCCCAGTAGCTCTTTCTTTGCAGCCACGTCTGCATCACCAGTGGCTTGAGTTATTTGCAGGGGAGTACCGCCACTCATTTTCAGTTTAGTTATATTGAGGGCTGCTTGGGAGGCTATGAGTTGACGAGCAGACTCCAACTTGAGCATTTCTTTCTCAACGTCCCTTGTTTGCTCCATAACCTCTTTGCCATCTTTCAAGCTCTGTATCTTCTTATCCAAAGCTTCCACGGCAGAGTCAATACCGGCTTTCTCCGCCCCTTGTAGTCCCAACATGGAGAGCTTCTCGGCTTTCTCCATCTCGGCAGAACGTATCTTAGCATCAGTAAAAGTTGATTCCAAGATGTTAGCCTTATCATAATACTCCTCCTCGGATAAGAGTTTGTATTTATGCTTGACTTGGAGAAGCGCCATCTCCTTCTTGTAGGTGTACTCTGCTGCCTCGAGTTCGGCCTTCCAAGTTACCTTGCTGGCTGAGTTTGCTGCTCTGGTGGCATCGTCCTGTACCTTAGTAAGTTTCCTCTTGTTGGCGAGATCCCTGTTGTCTGCTTCTGCTAGTAGATCTTTTGCTCTCTTCCCATTTAGTACGATATCGGTAGTTTCTTTTAGGGACTTGTTATAGACCTCATTAGTTTTGAGGTCTTCTGGTTTTACCGTTGGAAGATTGGCAGCTGCAAAATTTTTCATCCTGTCTTCTATTATTTTACTCAGGTCGGCCTCTACCTTTTGTCTTTCCGTTTGCCCTGCTCTAGTATTCATACCTGCTATATCACTATCTGCTCGGGCAAGTGCTGCCCTAGCTGTGGCTACATTGGCAATAGCAGCAGCATTTGCTTTCTCAAGGGATATTTGGTCGGCCTTTTCTTTGTTCAGAATCTTATTAGCATCAGCTGCTTCCAAGGCTTTTTGAGCTTCGGTGTTTCTGAATTGCTCTGTGTTGCCGTAGTTCAGGGATTTTGTAAGAGAGACTTTATTGGCCTCTGCATCAGCTATTTCCTTTTGCAGAACATCATATTCTTTGGAGCTCCCTGATGTAGTTTTGAGTTTGTTTCTGGCTTCTGCTATATTAGAGTCTATGGTCTTGAAGTACCCATCCAACTCTTGAGGAGAGGCGTTAAACATTTGCTGTAAAAAGTTGTATTTTCTGGATTCTATTGAAGCTGCTTGTACCTCTTTTATTTTAGAGGTAATCATATCAAATGTGGCTCCAGCATCAGCCATGTCAGTAATAGATTTATGCAGATTATCTGTTTCTTTCTTTGCCTCTTCTATGCCTCCTTTATAGTTATAAACAGCTACTGTGACCCCAGCTATAAGGGTAGCCATGAGGACAAGAGGATTGGCTAAGGTAGTTGCGTTCCACGCTACAGTGGCTGCTTCAGCTGCTGTTATGAGTTTAATGACATTGATAAATGCTCCACCTATAGACACTAGAGCAACACCAATTTGGTTTCCTATCCACATACCTATAAGAGTGGTAGTCACATTACTGAATTTTATGGCCCACCCAACCATGGTCATTAAACTCTCGCTGAGGCCTACCAGTGTGGCCAAAAGCCTGTCGAAAGAGCCATCTGTTGCAAACGTGGTTACTTTAGCTATGAGGTCTTTCACTGGAGCAGAATCAAAGGCTTTTATGAGAGAGCCTTGAACCAAGTTTATCAACATATCCATTTGGACCTTTGTTGTGGTACTGAGGTCAGCAAAGATGGTGTCGACGAATCGAGCTTCAGCCCCAGCCTGTACAATGGCGGTAGTCAAAGTTTTGAAATCAGCGTTTAAGGTTTTCAGCATACCGGCTGCACCCTCACCTGATCTCATCTTGAAGATCGTCTCGAATACCTTATCTGCCTTTTCCACACTGAGGCCAGCCATAGCTTTTTCGAGATCCTCAAAGAGTGCAGTCAGGGTCTTTCTTTTACCATGCTCATCAAATGCGTCCAAGACTATGTTCATCTCTGCCAGTTTCTTGGAAGTAGTATTGGTTGGGTCTATCAT